CGACGCCGCCGCTTCTTGACCCGCCGCCTGTGGATCCGCCACCGGCAAAACTTGGCCCAACGGAGTTATCGAACATGGGCGAATTGCCGGTGCCGATTGATGCCCCGGAACCAATCGATCCTAGTCCAGTGGCAAATGCGTCAAACACTGGAGCGAATGCTTTTTCAAGTGCAATTTTCTGCAATTGTTTTAGTATGCCGTTGGCGAATTTCTCAAAGTTCAGGCCGCCTTCGACAAGTGAGTCGGCAAAGGATGCGCTCCATCGTTCTGACGCAGATTGTAGGTCGCCAAATAGTCCTTTGCTTTCTTCAGTTTTATCGTTCATGTCTTCAAGTTCGTCACCCGCTAGCTTAACGCCGGCTTGATATTGCGCAACGCTGATTAATGCCTTGCCGGTAGCCTCGTCTATTGTAGAGCGCCACTCGTTGAGTTTTACAATTTGCTCGTCATATAGCTGGGTCGGTGTTTTGATTGATTCCGCAAAACGATCTGCTCCCTCTACCAGCGCCGCTTGCGTGGCCGCCTGTTCTCTAAGGCCCTCATTCGTTTTTAAAATGCTCACAGCAAGGGTAGTTTGTGGCCCGGAGGCGTCTAGCGTGGCAAGTTTGTATTGCAGAAGCTGCGCGTCGGTTAGCGTTAACTCTCTAGTTTCGGCCTGCAGTGCTGCAATGATCTTTGCTATGGCGGCAGATGCCTCTTCTTTTGACGCTTTAAGCTCTTCCATTGCCGTAACGGCAGACTTTGTAGAAACTTCTGCAATACGCTCATTAACCTGGACAAGATCAGCGCTTAATTTATTGCTTTTTGCACTAAGGTCTGCGGCTACGCTGCTGGCATGGGTCATATCTGTAAGCGCGGAAATATCACCAATGCCAGACATGCTGCCTGCCGCGCTGTCACTTTGAGCTTTAGCCGTCCTTTCTGCTTCTTTCCTTGCATTCGCAAGCGCAACGGCTGTATCCCTTAGCTTTCTTTCTATGCCGGTTCTTTCGTGTCGTAGTTCGGCTCCTGTCAGATCGTCCATGCGATCAGCCAATGCTTTAACGTCTTCTTCTGTTCGATTTAGCTGTCGGCTAGTTCCAAACAGCTCTTCTCTGAAAACAAAAGCCGCGCTCGCTGCGATAACAAAAACGCCCAACGGGCCACCCAGAAATGCCATGGAAGCTCGAAGCCCCGCCATGGCCCCGGTGGCCACCCTTGCCGCAACTGTGCTGCCCGCAAGCGAGGTGGTTAGAGTGTTGTTTGCAGCGGTTAATACAACCGTGTTTGCCGCTAGCTCCGCCCGTAGCACTATTGACCTGACTGTGCTTGTAGAGTTTGCGAGTTGTGCCACCAAAGACCTTTGAAGAGTCCTTAAATAAGCAAGCTCTATTTGGGTCTGGGTTGCGACGGCTGCCGAGTGTGAAGCAGCTGCGGCCGTTCCAAGGATCAGTGAGGCTGTTGACGCTACCAAAGCGCCAGTAAGCCTAGTACCGATTACCAGTGCCAAAACTTTTCCGGCCTTCGCCAGTGTGTCGATATTATCAGCAACGAAAAGCGACGCATCACGAAACGAATCCAAACCGTCTAAAGCGGCAGGGGCGATAATCGAACCCACGGCTGAGGCGGCTTCGTCAGCTGCGTTCCCGACTAACTGTAATTGAGCGCTGAATGACCCAGAAGCAATGGCGGCCTCTTTGTTAAGCGCTATATTTGAGTCCCATTCGCGGTTTGCTTGGGATAGCGCGTCGGCGAGTACATCAGTTCGAGTTGCTAGTGTTCCGAGGACTTGAGTTGCCCGCACACCTTTTAATCCCATCGCTTCCAGGGATGCTGAAACATCTCCGCCAGATTGCTGTATCTGGCCGAGGCCGTTTACAAAGTCTTGGAAAACTTTAGCTGAGTTGCCGTTGAAGAAGTCTTCGCGCAAGGCGTCACCGGTACGCCCTGTAATTTTTTCCAGCCGGGCTAACTCATCGCCCCCGTTGCGGATCGCGTCATTAATAGCCTGGAAAGAAAGCCCTACCTGGGTGCCGCCGGACTCTGCCTGAACACCCACCGCCTTCAATGCCGTGGATATGCCTAGCACTTGCGCTGCACTGACATCAAACTGAGAGGTGGACTGTGATACGCGAGTCGCTACGGCAGCAATTTCTGATTCTGTTGCGGCAAAGTTGTTGCCAAGCTGTACGATGGTCGAGCCAAGCTGATCGACTTCGCTGATTGCGGTGCCGGTTACGGTCAGGATTCGCGCAAGAGATGTTGCCGCTTGCTCGCCAGACAAGTCCGAAGCCAGGCCCAGCTTCCCGACAGTATCCGTGAAGCGGAGGATATTGGCCGTGCCGTTTACGCCAAGCTGCCCGGCGCTTTGTGCAATCTCCAGCAACTTAGAGGCTGACACAGGCAGATCACGAGAAAGCTCCCTGACACTTTGGCCCAAGCCTGCAAGCGCTTGGCCAGTGATGCCGGTGGTTTTGCCAACGCCGATTAACCTGCGCTCAAATTCAGCAAAGGAATCCAGTGAGCCTTTTATGGCCCCAGCTACAACTGCAGCAGCGCCAAGCGAAACCAAAGCCGTGCCAAGTCTCTGAACCGTGGCTGTAGCACTGCGGCCTCGTCCGTCAAAGCGGTCAAGATCGCCAGTAGCGCGACGTAACCCGGAGCTATCGACGCGGAAACCTAAGCTCGCTAAATCCATTCTGGTGCACTCCGGTTACTTCGTTGCTTGCGCCGTCAGTTCGGCGGATCTATCACGACTTGTCATCAGGTGCGATTGCATCGCGTCTAGCGTCTCTTCGTTGCGCTCGATATAGGGCACGTCGTCTGCAATGTCGCCTTGCTCGCTGCCTTTGTTTCGCCAGTTAACGTATGCACGCGACATCTCCATCAGCATTTGAGCGTCCCAGCTAGAGAGCCATGACCCTGTTAGCCGAATGTAGCTCTCTATTTCTTGCCAGCTTGTAGGGCTGATCGACATGCCACCCTGACCAACTAACCCTAACTCCTGCACTGCGCTTGCCAGGTACTCCAGCCCGCTGATATCAGGGGTGCACGTGTATGGATGCCCTTCCCCGTATTGCTCGAACCGATTGCGCCTGTCTTCTTTACGTGACCTGTTTGGTACTGAGTGCATCCATCCTATTTGCGAGGCCCAGAGCTTTAATCGCTCTCGGCCAGCTGAGTAAAATTTTCCTGATTCATCACCCATCGCAGGGCTTGCATACGAATATCTTTGTACTTGATGAACATATCAATCAACGCGGCTTCGTCAGCGCCTTCATAACCGGGGATGTTCTCGGTTTCGAGAGTCATCCGTGCAAACAGGTTGGCATCTTCACGCGCAATCTCTTTAGCTGTGCGAGTGTCTTTCTTGCCGCTGCCCTTCATTGCCTTGCGCTGGAAGGCCGTCCATGTGCCGGAGTCAGGGCCTTTGAGCTTAATTCGGAGTGGTTTGGTTGTGCCTTTGTCTGCATAAGCTAAATCGCCATCGGTGCCAGGCTTGGTCAGGTGAAGCCAAGAGCCCGATTCTGACGCTGATTCAGTGTCAAACATTTCAAGGATATTGCTGGTTTCATCTTTTTCAAGTTTCATCTCATGCCTCGCGATAAACATCCGGTTAGGGTGGCGGGCAGGCGGTGGATGAAGCCGCTTTTCGGTTGCCCTAGCCCGCCAAAACTGGTTACTCGTTAATTCGCTGCAACGCGGGTAATCGGCGTGTTGATCTCAACTTGTACAGTCGATCCGACCATGCTGTTTGCAGAGCCTGGCGCTTTGGTGTAGCTGAAGATGCGAGCGCTGTAATAGTCAACCGAGCCGTCTTGGTACTCAATCTTGACGGCGTGTTGCGTGTTTTTTTCAGCGCCCTCAACACCTGCTGCTAGGATAATTTGCCCGGCATCTTCAGCGTCGAATTCTAGCCCCATTGACTGGGAACCGTAGTTGATAAAGCCTTTGAACTTTTCAGTCACGCCTGTGGCCAAGGGGTTGGACTCAACCACCTGAACATTCGGCCCGTATTCAGGAAGGTCGATCACTTCGCCCACTTCAATAAACGTCGTCATGGCTTCATAGCCAGCTTCGTTAAAGGTTGTGGGATCTTCTGCTACTACTGATAGTTTTGTACCGGTACTCGTGAGCTTAGCCATATATTACCCCTTTACGCCGCGACGCGGACAATTGCTGTGTTGATTTCAACCTGGACGGTAGAGCCGACCATAGAGTTTGCGGAACCTGGGGCCTTGGTGTAACTAAAGATCCTGGCGCTGTAGTAGTCAATCGAGCCGTCTTGATACTCGATCTTGATGGCGTGCTGTTGGTTCTTGGTCGCGCCTTCAACACCATCGGCCAGAATGATCTGGCCAGCGTCAGCGGAATCAAACTCCAAGCCCATGCTTTGCGAGCCGTAGTTGATAAAGCCTTTGAACTTTTCGGTAATGCCGGTGGCAAGGGGGTTGGATTCTACCACCTGCACGTTAGGGCCATATTCGGGGAGGTCGATCACTTCGCCCACTTCGACGAAGCTCAGATCGCCATAACCGGATGCGTCGGGAGTGGCGGGATCTCCTGCTACAACGGAGAGTTTAGTACCGGTGCTTGTAATCTTAGCCATGGTTAAGCTCCAAATTTGGACAATATCGTCGTCACGACGAGGGCAGTCCTAGAAACTGCTAGTTGGAGTATACCACATAGAATGTAAAGGGAAATAGCGGTCGGCTGGGCGTAAAAAAGCCCTACTCGAAAGCAGGGCAGGGAATACAGGGCGTCATCACGACGAGCCAGGCAACAGTTTAACCTGTATACGGAATGGTGACAATGACAGATAGCCGATCAGCGTCTGGTTGTATCTCAAAGCTCCACGGATGGCGCTGCACTCTGATCAACCCAGTGATCGTGGCGTTTTTCAGGAATGCGGCCTTTACATCATCCGCCGCCCGGTTCACAGCCAAAGCCCCACGCCCTGGTCGGTCGAACACGGCAACTTGAAACAGCCCTTGGGGTACGGTGGCATCTGTCGCAGCCAGCCCGTTATCAATGCCGGTGTTAGGCATAACCATAGGCTCCAGCCATGCGCCCGTTGCTGGTGGCGTGAAGTCTGTTCCAGGCCATGCAATGGGGTAGCCTAACGTTGCCGCTGATAGCTGCTGAAAGAGTGCTGTGGCTATTTGTGTGTTAGTTGGTGTCATCAGCCTACCCTCGTTTTGACTTTCTGCGCTGCTTTATCTACGATCTGCTGCCAGTTTTGGGCGGCGCTGCGGAGGAAGGAATACCGCGCCTCCATGTATATGCTGTATTGGGCCGCGAATCCAAATACTACACGGTCACCGATTTTAGCACGATTTATAACTATGCTAATTGGCCCGCTCGTGTAGGGGGTTTCGCCGTTGCCGCTTGGGGTTTTGTTGATATCGGCGGCGAAACTGTTTCTTAAAAATCCGGTGTCCACTGGCATGCGCCCCCCCTTTGCTCTCGGAGTCTGAACCTCTCTGGCAATATCCTGAGCCGCCGTTTTCCATACGGCTTCAAGCCTTGCTTGGGATTGCGCCACCCACTGGTTAATCGTTACGTTAGCCATGCCCACCACCTTCTGCAATTATCTCATCGGCAAATTCTTGAGTTACCCCGCATCCAATCCACTGAAGCGGATCCGCGTTGAGGTCTGACAGATACCCCGGCAATTCTTCGGGTACGTTTTCGCATCCCCAATACCAGAGCTGGTCGCCCATCGTTTGCGGGGTCATCCCTTTATAGGTGATCCCTAAAGACTCCATGACTTTTTGCGGGTGTCTTTTTTCATTGCAGTCGTTTGCAGAATAAAAGCAATACCGTAAATGCCGCATGATTTTTCATCCTTTTGGTTGTTGTAGTATATCAAAAAACCGCGCTTTGCGGGCCTGTTGGTTGATCGTTTGTCTATGCGTAAGCTGTCCAGCAACACCGCTTAAATTTAACCTCACTACCAC